ATAGTTTTTTCGACTCTAAGAAATAGTTTTTTCGACTCTAAGAAATAGTTTTTTCGACTCTAAGAAATGTTTTTCTCTGTACGCCAGCGTTCAAACACGGCTTTGTGATATGGATAATCATCCAGTTGTAAACGACTTTGTTTAAATTTTGCTTTCAGAATTTCATCCACATTATTATTATCAAATGCATCATTGCGTATCGCCAATTCCAACGATTTATCTACATTCAATTTGGAAATAATGGGTTCTCTACATTCCGGACATTTATTATGTTTATATGCAAGCATTTGTTCCATACATTTTTTGTGAAATGTATGGTGGCATTGTAATCTACAACAACTCACCATTTTGTCACCGATTTCTGAGTAAAATAACGCAGATAAACAGAGAGAACAGACTTTTTGTAAAAAATCGGGTTTATTTGTTATATACAAAATGTATGGTGATGTGGCATACATATATAATTTATCAAATAAATAATTTATAAATAATTATAATTTATTTACAAATACCAAGGGTTGAATGAAAGAACTATATGAATCCGCATTGCTGTCTTTTTCGGAAGTTCCAATCGATATAATATGGCACCAAAACTCAACCAAAAATGCTGTAATTATGGACCCACGTTATGATAAATTAATGGTGGGAGTCATTAAAAACTTTATGCACCATTTGAATCCATACGGGTGGAATTTAATAATTATAACGCACGAAAAATATGCAGAACAAGCTAAAACAGAATTTCCGAATTGCCAGTTTATTTGGATTAGTGAAACCCACGTATATTATAACGAAAGTGGTGTGCCAAATATTAATATTGATATTTATAATGGTATCCTTATGTCAGCCGAATTTTGGAATTTTATTCCGGGAGAAAATATTTTAATTTTCCAAAAGGATTGTTACATGTATAAAATGTTTGACGAAACCGTTTATTTAAATTATGCATTTTGTGGTGCAAATTGTATATGTATACGAGCTGATAACCGCCAGTGTATTGTAATCAATGGCGGCTGTTCGTTAAGGAAAAAATCCGAAATGCTGGAATGTTTGCAACTTGTATCATTGGATACAAAAAAACATTTCAATTCCAATAATGAAGACATTTTTTTCACAGTTGCGTGTGAATTGTTGAAAAAAAACATTCCCACCTTTTGGGAAAGACCTAAATTTGCAATAGAGAATCAACAATCAGATAACACCTCTTTTTATCACGGTTGGAATAAAGATTATCAAACTGAGGAACAAGCACGAATTTTATTGAGACAATGATTTTTTATTTACCGATGTAAGCAACTCATTCCCCACTCTTATTCCACTATTATAAGCTGCGTGCAAAGACCCATAAAAAACTGGGTCAGTGTGTTCTCCGGCAAAAAAAAGAACACCGTCTATATTTTCACTTATCGTGTCAATATCCTTATCTGTTATCGACATGTCGTGGTATGAATATGCACCTTGAGAAAATATGTCTTCTTCCCATCTTGTTACGTGTCAAGCTTTTGGGAAAGGAACGTTCTTAAAATACAAATTCAAATGGTCCATTACGGATTCCACAATTTCTTCGTCGGATTTACCGACCATTTTCCATCCATTGTCTGCAGGACATATGGCTTCTAATATTGGCATATTTTTAGAAATCATATAATTGTTCCACAGTATATATTCATTCTCTTCATTTCTCGTAAGTATCATTGGTGTATTATTCCAAAATGGTTCGTCAAATTCCAATTGGATTTTCTTATAGGAACCCATTTTTATACGCGATAGTGCTTCTATCTTTTCTGGTTTCATCGGGGGTTCAAACACAATGTCTCTTAATGGCCCGGGTGGAATTGTAATACACAACTTGTTGCAACTGTATATGATTCCATCTCTCGTATGTACTTCGGCTCCTATATCATTGTAGACGATTTTTACAACAATCTGATTATAAATGATATTGTCTGTGGATAAAGATTCAATCAAGGTTTTGGCTCCGTTCTTAAACAAACAGTGCGACCCGGCATAGTCTCCAAACAGAGCGGATTTATAATCAATTTGTTGTAAAAATGATACCGGTAAATCGCGGATACTGCCACCGCACCACACTTCTATCATGTAAAGGAAACTTCGCATATCATCATCGTCTGATAAAAAAGAAAAAGCCTCGGCGATAGTAGTAGTAGTAGAATTGGTTAGGCTAATTTCATTCACAAGTTTGTTCCATTTGTCATGTAGGTCTTTATTCTTAAATTTTGTCAAATAAGTGATGTTTACGTTCTCCGAATGCATCCACGGGTTGCATTCGGCGACAGAAATAAGGTCATCTGACCGTAATAATTTTGTTAAAGGGTTTTCACACAATCCGTGCACCCACGCTGCGCCATCATCTAAATTATTACTGTTTGTTAAAATACGACCACCGATGCGGTCTCTTGCTTCCAATATGATATAATCTTCATGGTTTAGTTTTGAAGCAATCGTTAATCCGGCCACGCCGGCGCCGATTATTATGATAGGATTTTTTCCAAGGTTCATATACATAATAGTGTTATTTTGTTCTAAGTTTTTTTCTAAAATCTTTTTATTATATATAATGACAAAAACTAAAAAAATTAAGGGAGGTGTGCGATTATCAGGTACATATGTAGGAACCCGCGATCAAGCAATGATTGATTTTTTAGGTAATAGCACGTATACATTTTTATCAAATAGTACAATATCTTGTATGGCGGTTTTGGCTAATTTAAATGCTGGTATAAATAGTAATTTTAAATCATGTAGATCAAATAATTTAGACGCCCCTGTTAGACAATTTTTTGTAAAACTAATGTTAGTTGATATTAATGCAGTTGATACAGTGTTCTATCCTATTCCGAATAGAATTCCATATAATGGTATTGAAATAGCAACTTTAGCCAATTTTGAAGCCGAAATTGCTACTCAAAGAGAAATATATAGAGCAACCTTAACATCAGAAAGTTCTTTTTTAGATTCTTTATGTCCTTCTATCGTAGGCACTGGCTTTATGACTGTTCCATTTAATCTAAATGGATTAAGTAATGATCAACAAGCCCAATTAAATCAAATACAAGCTGCTGTAGGTGGCGATATTCAATTAAGATTTATAGCTATGGAAATGATGGAAGGATTTAGGCCGGCAAATGATGTTCTTCCAACACTTCCAAATGGCAATTATGATTTTACATTAGAACGGACTAGGTATTTATATAGTATTATTCAATACGAATTTGCAAGATTTAATGGTATGGGGTTTTTTCACGGTGACGCACATTTTGGTAATGTTATGATTAATCCCAACTATCCATATTTCTCGAATGATCCTAATTATTTAGGAAGAGCAATTATTCTCGACTTTGGTAGAACCACACGTGTTACACAACAAGAACAAGCATTAGTTAGTGCTGGAAATGTAGTAAATAATATTAATTATGTTTATCCATTAGAACGTTTTTATTTCGACGAACCTATAGACAGAATATGGGATCTTAGAGTCGATATGTTTAATGCTTTACGTCAAAGACGAATTTTATATTTAAATACACTTAGACCACTATTTGTTGCAAATTTTCCGGCTCCAAATGCGAATATTAATAATATTATAGATTTATTAAGAGAACAGATGCAAGTTAATTATCCTCATTTATATTTTGGAGGAAGAGCTCAAAAAATTGAAAATGTTTTTGAAATTGTTTCTGAAAATAATAAAATGGAAAATAATTCTAAATTTGAGATAGAAGAATCTATTAGAATGTATGACGAATTTCTTGAAAGATTTAAATCCCATAAGTGTGATTGGTCTGAATTCTTGAAACCAATTAAAGAACAATTAGAAACTATGGATTTTAAAGAAGTAATCGGTATTTTACGGGATGAATATGATAATAAATATTCAGAGAATGTATTATTAACAATTAAACCTGCGGATAAAAAAAATGGTGGTAAGAGAAATGACGGTAAGAGAAATGACGGTAAGAGAAATGACGGTAAGAGAAAATCTAAAAAAAATAAAAAAACGCAAAAAAACAAAAAATAAAATAAACAAATAAAGTTAGACAAAATAAATTGTTATTTTTTCTAAGATTTTTACTACAATATAAGTGCTTTGCAAGTGCTTCGCTACCACTTGCCATTGGTTTTTTTAACCATAATATTTTGCCCCTTGGACTTCTTTTTCGCATTTGGGTCATATTCGTCTCCATCATCGTCTGTCATATTCTTCGATAATTCCCAGAATTCTTTTGACCCCAATTTGAAATCGGGGCGGTTCTCTGCTTTATACCAGAATACTTGGTCGTTTATCTTGTTTGATTTGGCATTGTTGGATATAACCATGCACTCGTAATTCTCGGTTGTTTGGTCCATTATAGAACAAAATGACTCTAATGTTGGAAACATAGACGCATAGTTCTCCCAAATCTTTTTTCTGTTGGATAAATAATTCTCTCGCAAAATAAAAACGTAATCAATATTCGTGCGGAGATTTGGCGGGATACCCAGTGGGTATTGCATAGTTATGATTAACATAACTTTCCAGTGTCTCAATTATACCATTTTCATTCAGATATTTCTTTCTGAAATCAACAAATCAATGCTTTTTAAACGGGCATTGCACTCTCTCGAGTGGGTTTAGACTATATCTTAAGGCATCATCGTAATTGGTTAGATTACTCAACCCCACGGGCATTTAGTCGTTGAACTATCATCATATCCTTACCAATAGCGGACTTAGATGACGAGCTGCGGGTTGTCTCTATTTTATACCTTTTTACTGTACTTCATGTAGTTAACATGAACCGCGACTATATTTCTATAGCCGTTTAGTAGTATAAACCTTCAAAGAACTTTGTTAGTTCTAAATCGAGATGTCTCCGCAATTTGGACGTGTTGCATGTAAAAATTTTTACATACTAGCCATTTTTTTGAATGACTTAGGCAAACAATTTCACCATTCATAAATAGGGCGCGCATAAGTTTATCCTTGGTCCAACTGCTGTCGTAAAGGCAGTCATCAAGAATAACGAATGTTCGCGGGTCTATGGAACATTTTTTATAGGTTTCGATTTCGGTTTGGCACTGTTTCATGACTGTTTTTTGGCGTCTTAATACATTCTCTATTAAAATTGAGTTGTACTCTTCGTGTATAAACAGTTTAGGAACAAGGGCTCCATAAAATCCGTTACCGGCTTCTGTCCCAGAAATAACAGTGCCGATAGGAATATCCTGATGATGATAAAGCAAATCTTTAACCAAAAACGTTTTTCCGGTATCACGACGTCCGATTAAAACAATGACAGGACCTTTGTTTTCTTTCGGGTTAAATGTGATTTCTTTCATATTAAATTTTTTCAATTCAAGTGTCATTTGAATTTATTATATGTAAATAGAAGATAATAAATGCACCATTGAAACGATTAGTTCAATATGACTAAAATATATATGTTAAGTAAAATATAAAAGCAACTCTTCAAAAAATATAATGGAACAAAAATTCGGCATTAATTACAAAAAAGTTAAGAAAATTGATTTAGAAAAAATGGGTATTCAACATGAAGATGCCGTCTATAAGCCATTCAATATTAACGATCTCCAATCATATAATCCTGTATACAGTCGATTCTTCGATATGGACGAAACCAATTATAATAAGATAACCCTAAACCAAAAGTATCAAATTTATGACTTGAAAACCGTGCATGATGGAAACTCTTTTTTATCAAAAGACATTTTTGTAAAGTTCTCTCCTCTTTTAGATCCATTGAATTATTTGCGTGGGAAATACGATTTGGAAGCCTCTGTTTCGCGAACACTGCCTAAACTAAATTCCACCGTTGATGTCTGTTTGCCAAAGGTTTTGGATATAAACAATTCGTCTTATGTGGATGGATTGTTTACATATTTGACTTCTATGATGAAAGATACTCATGGCTGGGTTCACGGTGTGGAATATTACGGTTCATTCTTAGGAATTCAGAAAACATTTCGATACAATATTGCCGACGATTTGGATTTTTTGACAAAATGTCCGTTCTTTCAAAATAATATCAACAAATATTTTACAATTGATGATGATGCGTCCATTATTATGCGTGAATACTCAGGTGAAGGCTCTCGTTCCAATAAGAAAAAATTAAATATTAAAGATGATGAAATTTCTCTCGATTTTGAAGACATATCTGTTCCAAATGTATCCGATGATGTAAATGAACTGCCACAATTGGAATTAGAATATGAAAGTGCAAAGAATAATGAAAGTCAAAGCAATAGCGACGGAAGCAATAGCGACGGAAGCGACGATGACAGTGAAAACGACAGCGAATCTGACAAAACCGAAGAAGAAACAGAAGAAACAGAAGAAACTCAGTGGGAGACCGAAAGTGAAAGTGGTGACTCGAATGACGCTTCTGATGAGTCCGACGATTCTATTTTCGAAGAAGATGCCCCAATGTTTAGTTATTTGAATGATTTCCCAGTTCAACTTATTTTTCAAGAAAAATGCACCGGGACATTTGACCGATTAATCATGAATAAACAACTGAAAGATACAGAATTTATCGATGTTCTCATGCAAATCATCTTGATTTTAACAACTTACCAAAAATTATTCGATTTCACACACAATGACTTGCATACGAACAATATCATGTTTATTGAAACAGATGTGGATTTTCTATACTACAAGGTTGGAGACGTGTTTTACAAAGTTCCCACGAATGGACGCATATTTAAATTGATTGATTTTGGCCGAGCCATTTACAAGTTTAATAACAAATTGTTTTGTAGCGACAGCTTCTCTCCTTCCGGAGACGCCGCCACGCAATATAATTGCGAGCCATATTACAACGAAAAAAAACCGAAAATAGATCCAAACCCCAGTTTTGATTTGTCTCGACTTGGATGTTCTCTGTTTGATTTTGTTTGTCGTGATGAAGTTGCAAAAACGCCATTAGAAAAAATTGTGGAATTGTGGTGCAATGATGATAATGGTAAAAGTGTTCTTTATAAATCTAACGGCCAGGAGAGATACCCTGATTTTAAATTATACAAAATGATTGCAAGAACGGTCAATAATTTAACTCCGGTAGAACAACTAAAAACCATTGTGTTTTCAAAATATGCATTTACTCCCAGCGAAGACCTGCTTAAATCGGGTAAAATAATGGATATTGATGCATTGCCGGTTTATGTATAAGCAATAGGGAAATAAATAAATACAAAAATATATTTATTTATTATGTGTATGGTTTTACGGAGTATACTACGTTTACGGTTTATAAACTTGGCTTTAATTTCGTGCGAACTTCCATTAAAACATCATCAATTTCTGGTTCACTTCCACGAACAAAATGAAGCAGTTTTGCCTTTTTGGTATCGAGTAACATTTTCTTCAATTCAGGACTTTGTTCGAATTTTGCCATAACTGAATTTGAGCGTTCAACTTTGTCTCTACCACCATAGAAATCAGAATCCAATTTAACTTCTTTTGGTCTTAGCAATTGTTTTTCGTATTTGCCAGTTTTTCCACCCGCTGCCTTTGCCTTTTTAACATCATTTGATATTTCACTCGATGAATCAAGAGAGAACGATGCATAAAAATCGGGGAATCCATTTTTAAATTTAGATGCTTGGTAATAATGTTCCACGGTTTGCCAGTTTTTATTGGCAAACAAAAACGGAGAAACATATTCGTCGTCTAACTTTCTGCGCCAATCCTTCACAAGTTGCAAATCTCTAAATTCTAACATATCATTTTTACCAATCTTCTCTCCGTTTCCTTTGCCTGGTTTGGCATCAGCCGAATTATTGTAAAACATAAAATGAATGGTGTCGTCAAATTTATCACTTTGGACCAATTCCGGTAAATATGAATTGTTAACAGCGTCAATTCCAAAATTAGTTTGGAAGTTTCGGAAATCAGTTATGTGACTGAAAACACCCGCATTTCTCTCAATGCATTTGTTGACAATAAGTGTTTTAATGTAATATGGTATTTCCGAGAATTTCAATATTTTTTTGTCTTTATATGAGATTAAATTATAGTGGTTTCCAGTGTAAGAAGTCATAATATAAAACTCGGGTGTTGGGTTTGCAATATTGTTTTCGGTTCCAGTTACGCATTTCATAACTTGGTCTTCCGCACCGCTCTTGTAATTTTCTTCAGACATGATTATCATTTTAATATTTAGTTTTTCCTCGAGTTTTGAAATTGCGAATTCATCCGCCCAATAAGAAGAGCTACGGAGTTTAACTCTCAATTCATCAAGCGATTTCACATCTTCCATAAAAACATAATGACTGATGTCTCTGTTTGCATTTTCAATATATTTGGTAAATTTTTTTCCATCTCCAATTAATGCATCAATTTGGTTAACTATCTGAACTGCGTCCGCTTTATTTGTAATAGTTTTTTCTCGTTCTCTCAATTGTCGGATATTCTCTTTTATTTTTTTAATTTTGGCTTCATTCTCTAAAATCTCATTTAAAAATCCATGGTAAATTGCAGAATAATAGTCGTATAATTCCGGATTTGCAGAATTTGCTACAATATTACGCAACTTTTCAATGGTGGTTTTTTTGCCAATTTGGCGGAATGCTTCTTTGATAACCGTGAAAAAACAATCCCCATCTCCGGGAATGGTTTGCACTCGGAAATTATCATTTTTCATAAACTTTTGCACCCAATTTGAGTTTGCAGAGTCGTTTTTAAGTTTATCCGCATCAGTTTTGGTTTCTTCCTTCAGCAATTCTGGAATATCCGCGTTCTCTATTTTTTCGAAAATATCTTTTGTTATTTCTTCTTCGGTTTTCTCTCTCTTTTTCACAAGAGGATTATATTTTTGTTGCAATTCGAGAACGTTCAATTCCTTTTCTTCATCTTCTACAAACTCTTTTGATTCAGGTTCATCAATGTTAACTTTTTGAAGAAAAAATACAGACGGGTCTGATTTTGACAATTCTAAATAATCTTTATTTACAAAGCCATATAGTAAAAAATGGTTTCCATCTTTTGCAAATTTTTCAATATCGATACTGTCATCATTATCCATATAATTGGATAAATCTTGGGCTCTTAATTCGAGGACGCCGATTTGCGATTTGACAACTTCGTCTTTAATCAAATATACCAGATAATAAACGACATCTTTTCCAGTATATGTATATTTGATTTTTCCAATACAGATGGCGACTCGTTTTTCTAATATTTCTGCTTCATATACTGAAGTAGAATGCCCCTTGTCTTCTTCATTGATTTTTTTGGATTCATTGTATTCAATTTCGGGTTTTATGTTTGAAGCAACCATTCATATAATAAGTATTAATAAAAGTATTTGAATTGTTTTATCATAAAAAATAAAACAATTATATAAACAAGGTTTACTTGGTTTACTTGCCAATTAAATCCATATACTTAAATTTGGTTCGGCTAGTTAACCCAGGTTTTTCGCTTGTCTTAAATGATGCAAGCATTTCAAATTTTGACTTAAATTCGGGTTTTAATTCTACCTCGAAATGGCTAAATATAATAACAATATTTTCAGTTATTTCCTCTACCTCTTTTTGTTTCTCTACAGTGCTTATTGATTCAATTACTCGATTTAATAAATCTAATGTAATATTTTTAATATTTTCAATTTTAATGTCTTCATACTTGTTGGTTTTTGCAATTTCGCAAAATAAACTTGTAATATTTTTACGATTGCTATTTCTAGTCGTAAATTCGCAAAATGCGTCATAATCGACATTTGAGTCCACATCTACAATATTCTGGGTTGACTCTAAATATTCTGTCATTTTTTCATTAATAAGTCTACTGATTTCGTATTCGTATTTGGCGCTGATTCTAACTAACGCATTTGCATATATTTTAGAAAACATTTTGTTGGAAATACAAACCGCATAAATTGTATTAAATACTTGTCGCATCTTTTCATTCATTTCGATTTCATCTCCAAACTCAACCAATTCGCGAATTTCATCAATCTTCTCTAAAAACATCGTAATCTTTTCTTCACAATTCGTTTCATTGATTTTATTCAATCCAGTTCGAATATCATTAATGAGTGCCTGGGTATTATCAACGGCGGCGAAAACAGTCGACTTAAATGCCGGTCTTTTCCATTCTTCTTTACTCTCTTTGGGTTTTTTATAGGTTCGTTCGCGCACCTCTCGCTCTTTGGGCTTTTGTTTGTAGTTTGACGTTGACGTTGTCGCAGAAACACCCATATTGTATTGATTAATATAGGTGTTCTGGGTGTTTTCCGTGTATCCAACCAGATTACAAAGAATGCGAATAGAATCCAACACGCTTTCGGGTAATTCGTAATTTTCATTTGCAATTCTCTCAATCTCGGTTAAACTGTATATCTTAGTCGTCATTGTCACTGTGTTATTTAATTATAATATATTTATATTGTTTTAGTTCAATTTTATATTTTGCAAATATATCAAATAAATCAAACCAACTTAAACACAATTTGAATATTAGTATATTAAATGACCGAATATAACGAAAATAAAATAGTTAATACATGGGAAGATTGCGTGACGAGTGAAGATTTGCTGAGAGGTATTTATGCATTTGGATTCGAAAAACCCAGTATAATTCAATCGAAAGCAATTTATCCAATTGTTTGCAAACGAGACGTCATCGCGCAAGCACAATCCGGAACTGGAAAAACCGGAGCATTTACGGTTGGCACATTGTCATTAATTGACCCATCTATACGTGAAACCCAGGCCATAATGTTGGCGCCAACCCACGAACTTGCAGCCCAAATTTCGGGTGTTTGCCAGGCTTTGGGGTCTCACATGCAGAATCTTTGTGTGAAAACGTTTATCGGTGGCACCTCAGTTATGGACGATAGAAGATCGATTGAAGAGAATAATCCACATGTTGTTGTCGGTTGTCCTGGACGTGTATTTGATTTAATCCGTCGACGAATTTTAAACACAAATTCTTTGAGAATTATTATTATCGATGAAGCGGATGAAATGCTTTCCAAGGGGTTTAAAGACCAAATACAAAGTATTTTCCAAATGCTTCCCGAAAGCGTCCAAGTTTCGATTTTTAGCGCAACGTTGACCCGTGAAGTCATGGATTTAACACCTAAGTTTATGCGAGACCCAGTTCAAATTACGATGAGCGCCGACAAATTAACGTTAGACGGCATTAAACAATATTATGTGGCAGTGCAATGCGACGACGACAAATTTGATTCTTTAAAAAAGTTGTTTAATGTGATTAATGTCAGCCAATGTATCATTTATTGTAATAGTGTGAACCGGGTTACCCAATTATGCGATGCTATGAATGGAGAAGGGTTTTCGGTCAGTTGTATTCATAGAAATATGACAAAGTTCGAAAGAGAAAATGCATTCCGAGATTTCAGAAGTGGTAAAACTCGTTTCTTGGTTTCGTCAAATATCACTGCGCGTGGTATTGATATTCAACAAGTAAGCATTGTTATTAACTTTGATATTACCCAAGACGTCCATACTTATTTACATAGAATTGGAAGAGGCGGTCGATGGGGCAGAAAGGGAACTGCAGTCAATTTTATCACACCCCGTGACATCAGAACCATGCGTGATATTGAGTATTATTATAAGATTCAAATCGACCAATTGCCAGAAAATATCAAGCTATAGGTCCACTTTACAAGCTATAGGCCCAATTTACGTTTAAAAATATCATATTACATCTATGATATTCTTATAAATGAATGAAATTCCTTTGAATAAAGATATAAATCTTGTTCCAATAAATCTTGTTCCCGATAAAGAGATGAATCCTAGCACCGAAGGTGCTGAATCAAATCTTCATCAGTTTAAATTACCCATCGAATATTTAGACACTTGTGTCGTTCATAAATTGTCAAACGTGGTTGTAAACGATTTAGAATTGGTTTCCGCATCTTCCTCTCCATGCATGTATGATATTTTATTGAATCCTAAACACATTTTCGCCAAAAATATGATTGAAAAATGGAAAAACTCTTTCTCTAGTGACATCGATTTTTTAAAACAAACTCAACAGGTTATTTCAAATACTAAATCAAATCAAACCCCAATTGATTGCGAATCTTTGACAAATATTTGGAAAGATGTTTACGAAACGCCTGCATTTTATGACCGATATAGTTACATTGATATTGAGAAATTCCATTTCGTCAACAAAATGGCGAATTTTTTAGGCATTTGGACTATTGTTAATCTACTCTCTCCCGTTCTCTCTATTTTTCTTCCATTAATTCTTGTTATTGCTCCATTTGTATTATTGAAGATCCAAAGTGCCCCAATTAATTTCAGCACTTATTTGTCGGTTCTGAAAGAAGTAGCGAAAAAACACGCACTCGGTAAAGCTTTCACGTCAATGAACGAGTTCTCTGTGAATAATCTCTTGTATATTCTATTTACTCTCGGTATGTATGGAATGCAAATGTATCAAAATGTTAAATCTTGTATCCGGTTCTACAAGAATATTAACGAAGTCAACACCAATTTGCTTACTCTTAAGAATTTTGTCAATTATTCCATCACCAATTTTGAAGATTATTTGGCTGTAAATTCTGGATTAACCAAATATGCTGGGTTCTGCGAAGATGTTTCTCTCCATCGCGATTATTTAGATTCATTGAGAGAAGAATTGAAAGAAGTGAAACCCTTCAGTTTTGGTGTATCCAAATGTTTTGAAGTTGGGTATCTGTTAAAATGCTACTACTGCTTGCATTCGGTGCCGGAATATAAAAAGGCATTTAGTTACGCAATTTCGTTCGAAGGATACCGAAGCAATTTAGAAAGTCTCTCAGAACATATCAATAATGGAACCGTCCACTTTGGAAATATTTGCACCTCTAAGAAAAACGTATTTACAAACCAGATTTATCCAGCACATTTTGAAAACTCGATCAAAAATACCATCAATTTAAAGAAAAATCTGATTATTACAGGTCCAAATGCTTCCGGCAAAACAACGCAACTTAAAACCACCGCAATTAATGTGATATTCACGCAACAATTTGGATTGGGATTTTACGAACACGCGGATTTTGTTCCATATACCCATATTCACTCTTACTTGAATATCCCGGACACCAGTGGCAGAGACAGTCTATTTCAAGCAGAAGCGCGTAGATGCAAAGAGATTTTAGACATTATCGATAATGATAAAACAGAGACGGACAAACATTTTTGCATATTTGATGAACTTTTCTCTGGGACAAACGCTGAAGAAGCCACTTCAGCGTCTTTCGCCTTTTTGAAACACTTGCAGAAAATTGAAAATGTTGACTTTATCTTAACCACCCATTTCGTAAAATTGTGCCAAAAAGTTAAAAAGGCGAAAAATATGCGAATAGATAATTTCAAAATGGATGCAGAACTTAACGGGAATTCCATCATATTCCATTATAAATTGGTAAAGGGAATATCCAAAATTAAGGCGGCAAAACTGATTTTAATTCAAATGGGGTTTCCGGAAGATATTCTAAGAAATATCTAAAATTGAACTATTTTTTTGTAAATTATCAAAAGCATAAATTACAAAACAAGAACATTAACAAACCACGCCCACCAACAAAACATAAAAATGGCTACACCACTTAAACGATTTCGAGATATATCTGCTGGTAATTATGTGGATTACGGACAAATTGATATTATTGCTGAAGAAGACAATCTTGAAAATATAAAAATAACATGTATTCCGTATGAAGGTATTCATGAAAAAATAAAATATACAATTATACTTAAATTTCAAGAAGATGGAAATTGGCCGCTCGTTTATATAGATTCTGAAATATACGATAAAATTAAAACAGGACAATACTTAAAAGGAAAAGGAAAAGCCGGTCAACACAAAGGTATATGTATTAAAAATTTAG